CGATTTCGTCGTGATTGCTCATTTTATTCTCCTGTAATAATATTATAAATTTCTCGCCAGTTCTTTACTCGAACTGCATTACCTGTGTAATCACGATTGTGTTCATGATCAACTAGTATACTGTTTAGTCCTTGTGCAAGACCTTCATCGGCATTTTCTGGCTTGTCTTCGACCCACCAGCATCCTGTGTCTCGGTATTCTTCAAGTACTTCGTCTTTGTCTGCACCAGTATCTAAATAAATGTATTTGTCAAATACACTATCTCCAAACATCTCACGCAGGTTCTTGGTGCGCAAGTGTTGTGCATATTGATCGTTACTTAGACTTGTAATAGCATGAAAGATATAGCCGTGATCTTCGTGAAGTTTCTTTACATACTTTATCGCATCGCGCAAAGGAGGAAGTTTACGAATCCATGCGCTTTCGTTGAACATACGAATTAGTTTCTTTGCTTCTTTGTGTTCTAAACCGTATTTGACATCCATTCGATAATCGCCTGTTTCCATAACGATGTATCCGTGTCGTTTCATCCACTGATCAAAAGCATATTCCCAATCAAGAAGCACGCCGTCTGCGTCAGTTAAAATTAGTTTATTCTTCATATTGTGCCTCTTTCTAAGCCTATTATCATATTATAATAATAACATCAAGATTAGAGTTTGTCAATCAAAAAGTATATCCATTTTGAGATAAAATAGGTCGAAATGTTGAAGACACACCAGTTCGACTGCCATTTGATCCCCAACAGCGTTTCGGACCAATATCAACATGAACAAAGCTGTTATATATACCAATGCCTGTAAATCCTGCATCAATTGCTGCTTGTATCATAGTTTGTTTGGCAGGAATTGCACCTACACCCCATTGTATATCTATTGCTTTACGTTGAACATGCATACTATTTCTTGCTCCACCGACACTTGCATTATATTCAGGTGTTCGGTATCCGCTATTAATTGTAAGAGTACGTCCGAGTGCAGTTGCCAGCGCCTCTGCCTTTTGTATTACTTCGGGCAATACTGCTGAATTTACATGACTTTGAAAATTTAATAACGTTCCTTGATAGACTTGGTCTGCCTGGAATGGCAAGTTCGATGCTTCGTCTGATGATCCGCCACCTGCCGCATCACTTCCCGGAGCAGGGATAACACCGTCTTGTCCGTTAATTGGATTTGTACCTCCAGGTGTGCCGCCACCGAAAGATTCTAGAGCTTCGTTTAGATCAGGATCGCCGCCGGCAGCTAGCTCTGCTGCTCGACCTTCTAAGATACTTCTCCCAGTGTCGTCGTCTATACCGATTGTATCAGTAAGTCCAAGTGCGGCTGCAACACTTCCGCCTAATGTTGGACCTCCGTTAGCAAATACATTCGGGCTACCAGTAGATGCACGATCGCCGTCTGTGTCTGAATCTCCTACTCTGTGTACTTTTGGCATTACTGTGCTCCTTCTCGGTCAAGATCGATAGCAGGCGGTGGTGCATCACCTCTTGTCCTTCCTGCTCTTATGTCATCAATTGATCTTGGTACAACTTCACCGGTTACCGGATTTTGTATATCTGCATTTGGATCTGGATTTGTTAATGCTGTCTGTCCTTCTGGCCTTGGCGGCATCCAACGCTTGTCTCTTGCTGTAGGATCAGGAACTCCATTTGGTGGTCCCGGCGGTGGTCCAGGTGTTATTGCACCTGTTGCTTCATTATCAAATCCTAATAACTCTCCCTTAGCATAAGGTGTAACTTGAGGTATACTGCCTCTCAGTCCGTCATCGGGTCCTGCAGTTGCTTCTAATTCAAAATAATATTGTCCACTTACTCTTATAAGAACTCTTGTCGAATCTGTGTCTTGGCCTAATGCTGCAAGTATTGTAGCTCTCTCTTCGTTGAGAGATACTCCGTCGCCGCTTTCTCCTGCGGCTGATCCGTATCCTCCATTAGTACCTGATCCGACACCAGATATCAGTGCTTGCCTAATTGCTTCAGCATCGCCTCCACTAGAAGCACTCATACTAACTGCAAGTAATGCCCTCTGAAAATCATTCATTACACTATTAGTAACTAGTCCTGCTTCACAATCTTCTTGCAGTGTTCTAATAAGTCTAATGTCATCTCTAATACCTGTAAGAGCTGTAATAATTCTATTAAGTTCGTCTGTATAATCGGTATGGTTAAAATCTGCCATTATGCATTAGCCCTTGGTGACATTAAGTCTTTCATATAAGCAGGGGCATTGTCATAGTTAGTACGTGTACCTGTTGCTGATCCTCCGCCCCAAGTACGTGCAGCACCAATACCCGCTATTGCGCCTGCTAGTTGAGCACTCCATGCAATGTCTACATGAACTACATTGTCTGACATATACCCATTACCTTGTCCTACTGCGGTTGCTCCTGCATCTCTACATGCTTCCATAAATGCAACCATTATTGCCAAGTCTTCAGCGTTGCGTGATGACAGTTGTCTTCCGTTAAAGTCAGGCACATATAATGCAACATCAGCACCGTATCCTCTATCATGTCTGTTAGACCCAGTTCTATTAACTCCGTCTACGCCGCCTTCACTTGCCGGAACTTGCCCACCACTAGTTATTAGTACATCAACACCTGCTGAAACTGCTGCGGCATTTAATAAATCCATAAGCTGTTGCTGTATAGGAAGGTCGCGTTTCTTACCTGGAGTACCATTTGGATTTTCCGGAGTCTTAGGATTGAAGCCGTATCTTACATTACCTGTTGCTTCGCCTGCGGCAGGAACAATATCGGCAAGTTGCGCATTTGTAAGAGCAACAGTTTCTCCGCTTTGGTTAGTAATTGTTGCTGCACCGCCGTAACCTGGTGGCCTTCCATATGTCGAAGACGCACCGGAGTTGCCGCCGAGATTTCCGCCACCGCCTTGTATTGCTCCAAAGTTTGCAATACTTGTGTTACTAAAATCTGTAGGGTTAGCAAGTTCAGCATTAACTTGATCTAATAATCCACTAGCTTCTAATTGTACCTGCTGTGCTGCACTAGCTGCTTGATTAGCTGGATTACACGCAACAGTATCAGAAGCTCTTATATAACTACCTTTGGATCTATCATTAAGTCTATCAGTGATACTTCGAATATCAGATTGCATTTCTTCAAATAGAGTAGCAATTACAGCAAATTGCTGTTTGTATCCGTCATCAAAGTGTACATGAGTATCGTCGATAACATCTTCTGGTGCAATTTCTAATTTTGGTGTACTATCTATTACATTTGGCTGTGTCATTTTTTTCTTCTATTAAAATATTACATTTTCTTCAATTAATGATCTAATTGACGATATTCTAAATTCTATATTATCTATGTCTTCTTGATCTACATATGTATTTAATATATCTAATCCAGAACTAAATGCATTTTTTGAATTTTCTACTTTTGAGATTATTTGTTCTCCATACAATGCTATTATTGTATTGTTAGGATTATTGTATTCTATTGTTTGAGATACAGTTGCTAAAATACTATTATTTGCTCCTTGCATATTTTCATTTAAAAATTCTACTTTAGAAGCATCAGTTGACACATTTTGCCATTTATCGAAACTTTTTATTAGTGCATTAAAATTTTGAGAATTAATTGTGCTAACAATATTAGATAAGGTTGACTGAACATCAGTGTCTAAGGTTTGCATTAATATTTCGAACGCATCATTAATATCATCAAAAATTACATTTATCGCATCTTCTAAGGATTCGGCTTGATCACGTTTAGCTGTAGCTTCTAGACGTTTATCTTCAGCTTGCGCATCTAAGTTATCAGCTTCGGAAGCATTTTCTGGTCTAATAATATCTGCTTGTGCTTCTAGCTCAGTTGCCTCTAAATCTAAGTCAGTTGCTTGCTGTAATAATGTATTAACTGCTGTAGTAGACTGAGCTTTTATTTCGTTGGCGCCCGCTTCTAAGTCTTTTAAATTATCAATTATTCTAATTATTTCTGCAGGCGGGCTTGCTGTATTATCGGTGATATATGTAGTATTCAACAACACAGAATCATATATTCTTCCAAGATTATTAAAAAATTTGTAATAAGCAGAGTCATCTAGCCAATCTAACATTTCTGACTCAAGAAAATTGATTACATTTACTATTCTATTTTCATTAGTTTCGCTTAATCCTGTGACAGCCATTTATTTTCCTAGACCATTTGTATACCACTTGTTTGTGCTGTATATTGCTTTGCTATTTCTTCTTGAGTCTTTGCTATACAACTAACAGAACCAGCACTAATAGTAAACTTAGCATCTGGATTTACGCTAAACATAAAAGGTGCTAGACCAAGTCCTTCTGCTTGTGCAATTAGTACCATAGGCTTTTTCAACACAAACTTTGTTGCAGTTTCTTCATCTAGTCGTGCAACAATTTCTTCGCCTGAGCTTAATTTTAGAGACACGGTGTCTCCTGCTTTGTATGGTGTTTCGATAATCATTATAGTGTTAGTCCTGTTCCGTTGTAGCCTGTTTCTTCTAAGTAAGTTCCTAGCTGGTCCTTACCGCCTATTGATGTGCCATTAATTTTAATCTGTGGGAAAGTACGTGCTCCGGGGAACATTTCTAGTACTTCCTCACGAGTAAAGTCTGTGTCTAGCTGATAATATTTGTATGCTAATTCACGCTGTTCGCAAATCTGCTTTGCTTGATCACAATGCGGACATGCTGCTTTACCGTATATTTCAATCATAAACTAAATCCTTTAAATGTATCTGCCGACACATCTTGTTTTGTGCCGCCTTGTACATAACTAGTTATCTCAGTCTCTTGTGGTGCTACCTGAACTTCGGCTCCTGAGATCCATTTCTGTGTCCACGGCAACGGATTATTTTTAATACTATATGGTGTCTTTAGACCTACATTATTCATACGCTTCGATGCAATGTATTCAACGTATTGTGACAGAAGTTCGGTATTTAGACCAATCATACTACCATCTTTAAACAAATAATCAGCCCATGCTTTTTCTTGATCAACTGCGTCAACAAACATTTGAATGCATTCTGCTTCAGTCTCTTGTGCAATTTTAACAAAGTCAGGGTCATCTTTTTTAAGAATCTTCAATAGTGCTTGTGTACTTGCTAAGTGCAAGTTCTCGTCGCGAGCAATTAACTTAATAATCTTTGCATTACCTTCCATCTTCTTAAGTTCTGCAAATGCCCATGAACATGCAAACGACACATAAAAGCGAACACCTTCAAGAATGTTAACACTCATCAGTGCAAGCCAAAGTTTCTTCTTTAGTTCGTACATATCAACTTCAACTTTATTGCCATTAACAGTGTGTGTTCCTGCACCTAACAAATTATAGTATCCAGCTTTTTCGATAAGGTCATCATAGTACTCACTGATACTGTCTGCACAATCTACAATCTCACCTACATCCATTAGTTCATCAAATACTTTACTTGGATTAGAATATACATTACGGATAATATGGGTATAACTACGGCTGTGGATTGTTTCGCTAAATGTCCAAGTAATGATCCAATTTTCAAGTTCTGGCAATGATACAATTGAACCAAAGCTTTCGGCTGGCGCACGACCTTGCACACTATCTAGTAGGATCTGACGCTTTAGATTTGAAGTAAAAATATGTTGTTCATGTGCTGTAAGACTTTTAAAGTCTTTAGCATCTTGATAGATATCAACTTCTTCTGGACGCCAAAAGAAACCTAATTGTT